TCTCCGCCGGCGTGGCGCCCGGCTGCTTGTCAGCGGTCGGCCAGTGCGAGCTCATCGTCTCCCACAACTTGCGCCCGTACAGCGCCACGCCTGTCGCCCCCACCCGGTCGGACCACCACTGGAACAGTTCGTCACTCGGCACGCTCCAGCCGAGGTCGTCGCCGGGCGCGGCGATGTAGCCGTCCAGGCTCAGGTTCATGCCGAAGGTCAGTTTCCGCATGGCGTCAGCCTCCCGTGAGTCGGTATTCGGCGTACAGACCAACACCGCCCGCAAGAATCATCGGTGAGGCCCACCGAGGGCGAGTTGACCATGACGCCAACGAGGATGCTCCGTACGGAAAGCGGCGGGGACATCGCGCGCGAGTGCCTCGACGCCTTCCTGACGCCGACCAAAGCGACCCCAACCGTGGCGCACACTGTGGCGCAGGACCCTAACAACGAGGAAACCCCCGTGAACGCGGGGGCTCTCAAGTACCGCTACCGGGATTCGAACTGCGCGAAGGGGTCATCGCTCAGGACCGCTCAGGACCGCTCAGCCCGCAAACGCTGGGGATTCGCTCTGCGGTCGCATCGCTCAGGACCGCTCAGGGCCGCTCTGGGCGATGTCTGACTGTCCCACGACTGTCCCACGGGATCGATCGATGAACGCCTGTAGCTTGGCCGCGGTGTCGGCCTCGCTGCCGCGGAGCCCATGCGTGTAGCGGTCGAGCGTCATCGCGACGGTGCTGTGTCCCATGCGACGCATGACCTCGCCGGGATCGACGCCCGCGGCGACCATCGTCGAGGCGAACGTGTGCCGGCAGTCGTGCATCGTGACCGGCTCGAGCCCGGCGGCCTTCCACACGCGTCGGGCGCGGCTGCGCGGCGTTGAGCGCAGGAACGGGGCGTGATCGGTGCGGCCGAACACGAGTGCGTCAGGCTTGCCGCGCCGGCCGGTCGCCATCAGGTGCGCGAGCAGCATCGGGCGCAGCTCGGCGATGATCGGCACGACCCGCTCGCCGCTCTCGGACTTCGGAGCGATCTCGCCTTCCACGTCGTCCCATCCGGCGACGACGTGGAGCACGTTCGCGACGAGGTCGACGGCCGCGACGCGCAGCGCACGCAGCTCGCCCGAGCGCAGCCCGGCGTAGAGTGCGGTCGCCCAGAGTGCCCGGTCGTCGACGAGCAGCGCGTCGAGCAGCGCAGCCGCCTCGGCGGGCGTGACGATCCGGTCGCGCTTGCGGCTCGTGCCGGGCCACTCGATGCCGTCCGTCGGATCGAGCGCCACGAGGTCGCGCTTCAGCGCCCGGTCGTAGATCCGGCGCAGCGGGTCGAGCGCATTCCGAACGGTCGAGCCGGCGAGGCCACGGCCGATGAGCGCGTCGACGAGATCCTGCACGTCGGCGCGGCGAACGTCGCTCAGTCGCCGGTAGCCGAGCGCCGGCAGCACATACCGGCACAGCCACCCTTCGTAGTTACGGATGCTCGACGGCTTGTACGGGCGTCCGGAGCGGTCGAGCACCGTTCCGGCGCGGGCACCCTCGATGAACTGCTCGGCCGCCTCGCGCACGCTGAGCGCGCTCGGAGCGCGAACGGTGCCCTTGCGGACGCCGACGAGCGCGTCCTGCCGCCAGTTGCGCGCCTCGGCGCGCGTCAGGCACCAGGGGCCGCGTATCCGCCTGCCCTCCCTGGCGCTCCAGACGTGCCCGCGGTAGCGGACGCGGCCGTCGCTGTCTGTGCGTTCCTCGATGCCCGTCTCGGGCTTAGGCTTCCTGCTGCTCATGGAGCGTCCTCTCTATGGGCCAGGCCCCGGGGCGTTGGCGCGTCGCCGGGGCCGCTCTTTGTCGCTCCCGGCATGATGGCATGGGCCTCAAGCCACCGCTCTAGCTCGGCGACCGGCCACAACCGCAGGTCGGCGACGTAGACGCAGCGGACGTCCGGCCGTATGTGCCGGTCGAACGTGTCCACGCCGACACCGCACGCGGCAGCGGCGTCCTTGCGCTGGAGCGCCAGCCTCACGGGATCAGTCGACGCGCTCATTCGCTCGCCTCCCCCTCGGTGACGGCTCTCAAGGCGCGCATGAGCGGCACCCCCCGCTCGTAGTGGAGGCGCTTGGCGGCCTCCCATAGCGGGTCAGGCTCGGGCTCGGCGGTCTCCTCGACGGGCTCGGGCTCGGGCTCCGGTTCGGGCTCTGGCTCTAGCTCGGGCTCGGGCTCATCTGAGACAGGCGGCTCGGGCAGTGGCTCGGTGTCGGGCTCGGGCTCGGCGACCACGGGCTCGGCGACCACGGCCGGGTCGTCCTGGCTGTGCTCGGTCGCCTCGATCACGTCGAGCGGTTCCCGCTGCGGGTCGTCCTCGACGATGAACGGGAACGGGCAGTCATCGAAGTCGAACCCACCCTGCTCGTCGTTGCGCAGCAACGCTCGGTCTACTTCTTCTTCTTCTTCTACATCAACTACTACTTCTACTTCGGGGGTCAGCTTGGCTCCTAGGTTGGGAGCCAAGCTGACCCCTAGGTCGTGGTCAGCTTGGCTCCTAGGCTGCGTGTTCTTGCACCCTTCGCCTCCCTACCGGCCAGGTTGGCCGCTCGGTCTGGGTGCCTAGGTGTCAACTTGGCTCCTAGGTTCTGCTCACCCTCACCGGCACGATCTGCCGCTAGGCGGTTGATCTCGTCGCGCAACGGCCTGGCGTCGATGTAGCTCGACGCCCGTGCTCCGCTCGCGCGATGACGGCGCGTGCGCACGATAAGACCCAGCCGCTCGAACGCCTGGAGGTCGCGGCGAATCGTGCTCTCCGAGACACCGGCCTGCTCGGCGAGCGTCTCCTCCTCGGGGAACACGTCCGGGATCACACCGCGCACCTGGCGGTCGAGCCAGCCGATCAGCACAATCGCGAGCACCTTCATCGACGCTGGCGCGGGCCTGCCGTCCGGCAGCGTCCACCTCGCGGACAGCAACGCCCACGGCGTTCCGACGAACGCTCCCCACGCCGGGCCGTGCAGCTCTACGAGCTTCTCGTCGTCCTTGACGTAGACGGGCTCGCCGCAGCAGTCCCAGGTACACCACGCGCCCTCGCGCTGTTCTAGGTACTGGTAGCCGGTCGGCTCCCTGCATCCCGAGCAGTAGACCGGCTTCTTCAGGCGCTGGGCCTCGTCGTAGTCCTGCTGTGTGCGGAGGATCATCGCTCGACCTCCTCGATGCCGAGGGCGGCGAGGATCGTGGCTCGCTCGCACCCGCACCGCGGCGAGATCGACAGGCCGCCGAACCCGACGCCGACGCCGAGCGCGACGCGTGCGTGGCAGCTCGGGCAGTCAGCGCGCCACTGTGCCGGGCCGGCCTTGCGCGGCTCGCAGCCGCGGAACTGGAGCCCGACGACGACGGCGTCGAGTAGAGACGTCATGCCGCACCGCCTTCCGGTCGCCGGTGCGGAACTGGTCGCCCGACGACGCTATCGCCGGGCGGCTCACCTTCGCTGTCTACGCCACTGTCGCCGCTCGCCGCCGAGGAGCGAGCGGCGCGGCGCTCCCGCCGGCCGCGAGGCCGCACCGGAGGCCGCATGGGGAGCCCTTTCGCCTCCTGCTGGCGGGGAAACTGGATCAGCCCGACGCGAGCCCAGACGGCCCGCCTACGCCGCGAGCGGGCCTTCGAGTCCTGCACGATCCGGGCCTTGAGGCGCTCGGCCGCGAGCGGGTCACGCGACTGAAGGCGTTGCAGCTCGACCAGCTCGGCGCTGAACGCGGCCCCGGTTTGTGTCTGTCCGGGAGCGCCGGTACCGTGAGTCCTGCTGCTGCTAGATGGTCTGAAGGTCACAGCTCATTCCTCCTTTGCGGTAGTCCTCCTACGGCCCCCCTCACCGGGGGCCGTTGCCTTTCATGATCGACCCCGATCCGGCGGCTACTGTGCGGCCTCAGCGGCCTATGCGCGCCGTGCACCTCGCCCGCGGCAGCGCGACGGCTGATGGTGCTCGCGGCTCGGGCTCGGGCCAGCTCCCGAGCATGTAGCCGGGTGGCGGCGGCCGGCGTTCGTAGGCGGCCTCCCATGCCGGCCGCGACCATTCGAGCGCCCGGCCGACATCGCCGGCGCGCAAGTCGCAGGTCTCGAGCGCAGCGGGCCACGCCTCGTCGAACGGAGCGCGCTCGCGTCTGAGGCGGGCGAGCGCGGCGACGAGGCAATCGAGGCGCACGGGTGGCACCAGGGGCGTGGGGTCCTCCCACCATGACGAGCGCGGCGCGGGAGGCCCGACGCGCTCTGCGCGCGCCAGCGCAGCCTCGGCGTCGGGATCTCCGGCGGCAGCGAGCGCCGCGGCTGTGGCGCGGGCGTGAGGATCTGCGGCGAGCTCGCGGGCCTGGTCGACCTGCGCCCACGCCACGTCGGCTCGGGCTCCCCGCCGTGCGGCCTGGCCGTGGGCCTGCTCGATCTCGTCGCGGAGCCGTTCCAGTTCCTCGGCGAGCGGCAACTGTGCGGCGGCCGTTGGCACGGTTGCGCTCAGGCCGCGTTGGCCGTCGGCGGTGGCGGTGGCGGCGCGCATCCGCTGCGCCGGAGCAGCCCCATCCCGGTGATCCGATCGGCCGCCTCGGGCGACAGCCGGGCCGGCGTGCGCAGCGAGAACGTCACGCCGCCGGCAGAGGCGAGCCCGTCATCGAGCTGGAGCATCATCTCCGGTCCCTGGCCCAGCCGGAAGATCGCCTGGATTGCGCAGGCGTCGGCGAGCGCATCGAGCTGGTCGGTGGTAAGCGTGCTCGTGTCGACCGGGCCGGTGCCGATCAGCGCGACGTCAAGGTCGTGCGAGGCGAGGTCAAGGCAACGTTGCCCGGTCGGGTCGTCGGGCACCGGCACCTGGTAGGCCGGGGCGGTGGCCTTGAGCTGGTCGAGGGTGGCGTAGCTCACCGCGCGCCTCCTCGCGGCTCAGGAGGGCACGACACCGACGATACGGGCGACCGCCTGCGGTTGCGGGACGACGAACCCGGCGCGGAGCTTCACTCGGATCTGTGACTGATCGCTTGAGAAATACTGCGCCCTGTCGACCTCGACCACGAGATCGGCGCGTCTCACCACCACGATTTGTGAGGCATCGAACACGTATATGCTGCTCGTGTTACTCGAGGTGCCGCGCGTCTCCGTGTTGCTCAACTGCGAAGTGACGAACACGGGCAGGCCGAATAGTGACCGTGCCGGTGACCGGGTCGGGTCCTGCGCCGGACTGAGCAGATACCTCTGATTGGCGTCCTTCAAGGTCTCGCAGGTCATCCAAGTGCCGGGGCGCATAACGATCGCGCTCGGCGTCCCGTTCACCTCCTCGATCGCGCCGATGGCCGCAGCGATCGGGTCGAGGTTCGTCAGCGGCCCGCCGTCGGTCCCGAGGGTCGTGATCGTCTGAACGCCCGCCTGGTACTTCAGGCCCTTGACGCCCGGTGCTCCGGCGGTCGGGTTGCCCTCCAGCAGACCGTAGTCGAGCTTGAGCGCGATCAGCTTCAGGACGTGCGACTGGAGCCAGCCGAGCAGGTCGATCGGCGCGTCGTCGATCGACTCGTTCGAGCACACGATCCGGTGCGCGAGCTTCGACGGCGTGACTGTCAGCGTGTCCCACGCCGGGTCGCCCTCGGGAATGTCCACGCCCTCGGTCGCCCAGTCTGGGCTCACGTCGGTGATCGTGCGCGGCCAGGTGATCGACTCGCGCGACGTGCTCATCGTCTGAATCCCGGCCGACAGCATCACCGAGGCGGGTCGCAGCCGATCGAAGATGAACGTGCTCAGCTCCGGAGTGTCAATCGGGCTCGCCGACGTCGTCGTCAGCGAGCGCGACTCGCCCGGCTTGACCGAGCGGATCGCTTCGAGCACGCGCGTCTCGATGTCTCGCTCGTCGGAAACGTTGCGCGCCTCGACGGTGAGGCCGCCCTTGCTCTCCTCGGGCACAGTGGCCTCCTCGGGTTCGGGTTGTGGTGGTGGTGCTGCGGGTGGCAGGGAGCGGTACTCAGCGCGCGCCTCGTCGCCGTACGCCGGCGCGGCGGTCACGGTCACGTCGCGCAGCTCGGCAATGTTGGTGACGTGGCGGACGTCGCCGTCCCATCGCTCGCCGCCGGGCGCGACCACCATCCGCCACGAGCTGGCGCGTAGGTCGCCGCGCTCGACCGCGGCGCGCACGTCCTCGCCGACCGGCGAGGAGGGCAGCTCGCAGGACCAGTGCCATCCGTCGGCGCGGTCCTCGGTCGTGAGCGTCGTCGGGTAGCGGCCGAGCAGGTGCGCGCGGTCGTGCTCTCGCGTCGCGATCAGGCTCGACACGTCGGCGTGCTGAAGCGCGCCCCGGTCGATCACCTCGCGCCAGCCGCCCAAGTCGCGCGACTCGACGCCGTAGGGGATCAGGCCGTGCAGGCGGCGTCCGGCGACGCTCGCCGCGCCGTCGCCGTCGAGAGCACGCTGTTCCACGTCGCCCGCCTGAGGCCGTGTGCGGCTCTCTGAGCCGCCCGACTGACACTGCGCGGCCAGCTTCTCCAGCTTGCTGCGCGCAGCAGCCAGCGCCTCCGCAGACGCGCCCGTGACTTGGCCGATGCGCTGCCGGGCGGCGGCGACACCGTCACAGTTGAGCGTGCCGTCAGGCTCGCGGACGGGCAGCCCGTGGCGGTCCTTCGCGTTGTCGCTGAAGGCAGCGCCGCGGTCGAGGACGCAGGAGCGCGCGTACTGCTCATCGGTGAACCGCGACGCTGAACCGTCCCAGCTCATCCGCCGCTCTCACCCGCCCTCAAGCCAGAGCGCCCGAGCGCCGTGGCGAACGTTTGAAGCTCGGCCGGGTTCGGTGCCGAATGTCCGGGCGGCAGCGGGCCGAGGCCCTCGCGCTCGCGGACCTCCTCGACAGTCATCCAGCCGGCGGCGAGCGCCTGCGTGGCGATGGCCGCGCGCGTCGCCGGGTCGGTGCGCAGCAGCGCCCGGTCGACGTCGAACTCAACGCCCGTCGTCTCACCGGGGAACAGCTCGCGGTCCGCGCTCAGCGCGTCCTCGAGCAGACGCAGGAGCGGCCCGAGCCCGAACTTCACAAGCTGCTCGGCCTCGGCGCTGGCGTTGCGATAGGTCATGCTGTCGCCTGAGGCGACGCCGCCGATCACGCTCACCGGCACGCGGAAGATGCGGGCGACCTCCGCGGTGCTCATCCGCCGTTGCTCGATGAACTGCGCGTCGGCGAGCGGCATCGTCACGGCCGTGAACTTGATGTCGCCGCTCAGCACCGCCACACGTCCGCGGTTCGTCGGGCCCTCGTGGCGGGCTGACCACGCCTGCGCGAGCATGGCGACGGCCTCCTCGGCCTGCGTCCCGGCCGGCACCGACAGCAAGCCCGCGGGCACGGCCCCGTTGGCCCACAGAGCCGACGCCGCGGTCGTGAGCGACGCAGACAGGCCGAGCGCCTCGCGGCACAGCCCGACCGGGCTTGCGCCGCGCACGCCGTCCGGCCCGGTCATCCCGCGGACGTGGATCACGTCTGCGGTGCTGAGGCCGTCAAACACGCCGTTGAGCGGCGAGTAGTACGTGAACACCGGCTCGCCGCTGACGATCTTTACGACCATCCGGTCGGGCGGCAGCGCCTCCAACTGGATCAGCTCGTCGCCCGCGCGGACCTTGCCGACGAAGCACTCGCCCCACGCGGCCAGGTGCGCGACGAGCTGCGCGACAAGCCCGGCCTGCGTCACGCCGGGCTGCGGCCGGCGCAGCAGGTTCGGCCCGCGGCCGCCCGACAGCTCGACCCGGCCGGCCTCCGTGTTGCGGTAGAAGCGCAGCGGCGTGCAGAGCACCGCCCCATCGGCGAGCGCGCGGATGCACGCGAACGCATCCGACAGACCGAGGACCGTCCGGCCGTTGATCGACTCGGCCGCCGCGATCGCCGGCGCGAGAACCGGCGGCAGCGTCTCGCGCGACAGCGAGCGGTCCTCCTCGACCGCACGACGCCGCCACCACCGGGAGCGGGGTTGAGGATCGGCGGGCACGTAGCCCATGCTGAGGCACAGGTGTCGAATAACTCAAGTTTTCGCCCGAGCTACGGCGCGAGCTATCGCGGGTTCCTCAAGTTCTGCTTGGCGGTCGGCTACGCCCTGGAGCCGTTTCAGCGGAGGATCGCCCGCGCGCACTTCGACCGCGACCGCGAGCTGGTCGCCGTCCTGCCGCGCGGCTCGGCCAAGAGCACGCTCGCCGCGCACCTGGCCGTGCATCACGTCCTCTCGCGGCCCGCGCCGGGCGTCTACATCGGCGCGGGCAGCCGCGACCAGGCGCGGGTCGTCGGCGGGATGGTCCGCGCGCTCTCGCTGCACCCGGCCGTCTCGCCGGTCGTCGTGTGGCGCACCGACGCGCTGCGCTGGGCGCTCGACCCGAAGGGACCGCCGGTGCTCCAGGTCGTCGCCAGCGACGGCGCGAAGGCGCACGGGTGGCCACGGCCCACGCTGATGATCGGCGACGAGATCTGGGCGTGGTCAGACCGCGAGCCCACCCTGCTCGGCGCGATGGTGACCGCGATGCTGAAGAACCCCGAGGCGCGGTTCCTCGGGATCTCGACGGCCGCCGCGACGCTCGACTCGCCGCTCGGCCGGCTGCGCAACCGCGCGCTCGCGCAGCCGCACGTCGAGCGCAAGGGCTCCGTGCTGGAGGCCTCGGGCGACGGCCTGCGCTGGCTCGAGTGGTCGGTGCCCGAGCACGTCAGCGCCGAGGATCTCCGTGCCGTCGCCCGCTGTAACCCGCTGCGCGCGCTCGCCGAGGTCCGCGAGCAGCGGCCCCGCGTGAGCGAGATCGACTGGCTCCAGTTCCACTGTTGCCGCTGGGGCGTCGGCTCGGCCCGCTGGCTCCCGGCCGGGGCCTGGTCGGGTTGTCGGCAGGTGTACACCGTCGAGCCGGACGAGCCGCTCGTCCTCGGGATCGATATCGGCGGATCGCGCTCGGCGAGCGCGTGCGTCGGCTGCGTCGGCGACGAGAACGGCGTCCGCGTCGCCACGGTCGAGATCCTCCAGGGCACCGATGCCGTGCTCGGCATCGTCGCCCACGTCGAGCAGCTCATCGCCGCCGGCCGGCCCATCGCCGAGATCGTGTTCGACCCGATGCGGTTCAGCTCCGAGGCGCTGCGCCTGGAGCGCGCGCACGGCCTCCAGCTCACCGAATGGCCGCAGTCCGAGACGCGCATGACGATCTGCTCAGAGAACCTTCACCGGCTCATCGTCGAGGGCCGACTCCAGCACCCCGGCGACCGCGAGCTTGACCGCCACGTCGCCGCCGCCACCGCCAAGCCCACGCCGCGCGGCTGGCGGCTCGTCAAGGCCGCCGACAGCCTCCAGATCGACGGCGTGATCGCGCTCGCGATGGCCGTCGAACGCGCCAGCACGCCTGCACCCGACCCGGTGCGGCTGCTCGGCTGGCTCTAACTCGCCGCAGCGGAGTCGTCGAACCGATAGCCGCAGTGCTTGCACTTGCGCGCCTCGGCCAGCACCATCTCAGCGCAATCCGGACATTTCTTCACCTCAGGCGCGGGGGCATCTGGGGTCGCAGCGGAGAAAGTCGGCTGCTCACCGATCTCATCGCCGCGGTCCTCAATCGGTCCGACCGCTTCTGTCAACCCGGCCGCCGCAGTAATCGCGGCAACTGCTTCGTCCCGAGCAGAGGTGTCCTGCGAAGACATCGAATCCGAGCGGCTGCTCCCAACCATGATCACAAGTGAATCCCCATCCCGGGAGGTGATCCGCAGCCGCGGAGGCTTATCTCCCAATGAATCGACCGCGGTCAGGTCCGTAAGGAGGAACTTCTTACTTCGCCCCATGCCACCGATGGGTTTGAAGGTCACTCGGTCGGACGTCAGGATGAGCGTTCCGCCGACCAGGGAGAGTCGCCCGAAGAATGACTCCTTCGAGGAGAACGGCTTTCCAGCTACCCACGTTCTGTCGTCAGTCTCCATCGGTGTTGGAACCTACCTAGACGCCGGATTGAATGCAACGGGCCTGCGTTTTTGCGCAGCCGCCGGGTGGAGACCCGTTGTTTGGGCCCTCCAAACAACCGGCGCGCTCAGCGCGACGACGGCTCGCGCTTGGCGCGCTCTGCCGCCTGGTGGCAGCTCCAGCACAACGGCACTCCGACGCTCTGTGCGGGCGCGTCGCGGACGGGCATGGCGTGGTGGGCCTGCACGCGATCGCGCGAGCCGCAGCGGGCGCAGCGGCCGTGCGTGAGCGCGAGGGTGGCTCTCCTGAACGCTTGCTGTCGGCCGCCGCTGACTCGCGGCCGTGAGTGCGCCTTGCAGTAGCTGCCGCGCGTGAGCCGGCCGCAGGTGAGGCACGGCCTCGAGGGCATCGGCTCAGGCGGCGGCGGTCTCGAGCGCGGCTAGGTGGGCGCTGATCGCGAGCTTGGCGTCGAGGAGCTGATCGGTGCTGAGCAGCGCGAGCCAGGCGTAGGAGCGGGCGCTGATGGCGTCGGCGAGGATGCTCAGCTCGGCCGCGTCCATCGTGTCGATCAGTTCGCGCCAGGCGGTCGCGGCGTTGTCGTCCATGCCGCGATCATCGCACCATGTCCGGACTGTCCCATCGACTGTCCCACGAGCACCCCGAAGACACGAAAGCCCCCGATCTACGGGGATCTGCAGTACCGCTACCGGGATTCGAACCCGGGTTTCCGCCGTGAGAGGGCGGCGTCCTAGTCCCCTAGACGATAGCGGCGGGACGCGCGTCGCAAGCGA